GCTCGGTAAGAAGCTCGTCGGCAACCCTCTCGGCTGTCCACGATGTACCCTTAGAGTACTTCGGGTGAAGAAGGAACCCCTCTGGTAGGGAGATCCAACCGCTCTTCCACCCCGGAGACTCAACGAGCCTGCCATTGATGATGTAGTCGCAAGCAACGTTCCATATCTTTGCCAACTCCCCAACAGGAAGCGTGCCTTCGTGCCGCTCCATCCAGATCGGAAACCTTACAGAGTGAAGCGACTGGTCGTGCTTGATCTCGTGCTGTTGCACGCCCCTGATTTCGGCAGAGGTTCTCTTGGCTGTCCAAGAGGGATTCATGTAATGCGTCTCACCGTCTGTGGCCCATGTGGGCTGACTGCGATCTGCAACCAGTGGTACCGGCCCCGCAAGTATTGCGTTGCGAGGTATCTCCTCGCACAGTTCAGCCTTGTGATACTTGGCTCGCTTTAATTGCTTTTCCTCAAGGTCTGTCAACTCTGGGGCGCCGTCACTTACAAGCGCCTCAGCGATTGATAGACCACGCTCAACGATCTCTTCGTCAGTCATAATTCCTCCTTGTTTTTTTATTTAAGACAGTAGCATCTTGCCCAACACTGACGAGGCGGTGTCACCAAGGTCATCGAGTCGTTCCGACACCTCGTCTCTTGCGGAGCTATCCTCGCCGCCAAGTATCCCGCGCATCTCGCCCATGTCGTCTCCCGACATATTGGTTAGACGCTTGTGCAGTGACCGTACCTCTCCGGCAAGATCAGCCATGGGGCCAGTGCCCCCGTAAAAACTTCTCTCCCAATCTTCCAACTTCTTTGCCATCTGAGGTAGCTTCTCCCAATCGTTCTTGTACGGGAGGGTGTTGCCGTCACGTTGGTTTTCTGTGTCAGGGTCGTACTGACGAATCATGTTCGACTGCTTGTCAGCTAAGGCCATGACATCACCAACCAAGTCTTCGATGACATTGCATACGCCTTGCTTCTGTCGCTCGACGGCGTCCTCGGCAATCGAACGGAACAACTCGCTGTGCTCTCCCTTGAGTTGCTCGTGGCTCGGCGTGTCAGTGTTGACGCCCTCCTTGTAGACATCCCAAGTAAACTTGGCACGCACTTCATCTACTGGCGGGTAGTGCTTGGCCAGTTGGGCCTCAGACATTTCGTACTGACCCTTAGTCAGTGCCCGATAAGCTCTCATGCCATCTCTAACGTGGTCAGGGTACCGCTGAATAACGTCTTGCATTATGGCGGTCTCCCAAGCCTCGAAAGCTTTCTGTATCTGTTCACTGATCTCGCGCCAGTCTTCAATCCGTATCAAGAAGCCACCAACGTTGTTGCTGTTACGCGCCTCGCCGCGCTTCTTGGTAGACCACGCCATCCCCTTCTCCTCTAGAATCTCCTTGGCCTGACGCCTAGCCTTGTTGAAACGGGTGGTGTACTGGTTCTCCATGCGTGTGAACGTGACGTTTGCTCGCTTGGGGTCAGCCCCCGAAGCAATCATCTGCTCACGCAACGTCTTGTCGCTTCCCTTGTTCTGCCACACGGTTGATGAGTGAGCCACGAAGATGTGGCCGTCAGCATGGCGCTCAAGGATCTCGCCCCACTGCTCATCGGAAATACTGGTCTTCATAAAATCCTCCTTAACTAATAATTAGTAGTTGTCGCCCACACCGGCTCGGTGGACGCCGGCTTCGGCAGTGTTCTTGAGTTCGGGGTGCGTCAGGAAAACCATCCTCTGGAAGGTTTCAGTCATCTCATTGTCGCAGATGATTGACATGAACTCATGTGCATTTGACCAAGCGGTGCGTCTCTGGTCCTTGGTCAGACCGTCTTCAACAACCCTGCCAACCATGAGGGCCATCGCCGCGAACTTGAAGTCCTCAAGTGCCTTGCCCATATCCATGGAGTCCTCCATGAATATGTTTCGTATCTCATCGGCGTTGCCACTGGGGTCTTCGAGTAGTGGTATCACCACTGACATATCACCCTCAAACCCTTGTGTCGCAGAGAAGGTTTGAAAGGCGGTACGACCGACGACACCTGCACCCGCTGTTCGCAGGTGACCCTCGCTCCAGTTCCAACCTTTGACAACCTCGCCGTTCTCTGCTGTCCAATCCTTGATGGCAACGATCTCGTTGAGCACCTCCGTTGACCGAAAGGAGTTGGTCTGGCTTGGCAACGATGGAGGTGAGCCGAAATCAAACAACTCTTTCTCGGGGAAGAACAGACAGGCCGTCCTGAACAGAGGGCTCAAGCGAGTCCCCATGTGGTCCACAAAGTCCTGTGCGGTGCCCAAGACATTCAATACTAGCGATCTGTCCTGAACGTCAGCGGTCATCTCGTAAGCACCGGCATTGTCCTCAACCCTGTTGCCTGTCATAACAATCAAGATCCCAGAATGGAGCGACCAGTTCCAACCAAGGGTTCGCTCGTGTCCGATCTCTGCATAGATCGCATTCAGGTCAATGTTCTTCGGTGCCTCATCAAACAAGATGACTCCCTCAATGTCGTCCAACTCGGCAAGGTACTTCAGCGTTTCAACGATGTACATTTGAAACGACTGCGCCGACTGGTTTAGCCATGGCATAAAGAAGTCCTCACGAGCCATGCCTGAACAGTTGACCCGCAAGAAGATGTGGTCACCGTCCTGCGCTCTGCCGTGACGGATGTTGACCCAACGCCTATTGGATCGCTCGGCTTGCTGTACCGAAAACTGCTCGGTAGCCTGAGTCTTGCCCTGCCCCGGCGGTCCTAGCACCAAGCCCATTAGCTTGGATCGTACGGGCCAGAGAACCCTCTTTAAGATGTCGATGTACTGCTTGACACTTACTGCCGGAGGAATGTCCGGTCGTGTTTCAATGCGTGTCATCACGCTCTCCTTTTTGTGAACTAATAATTAGTTCGGTTTACTGAACCTACATAAAGATAATTGAAGTAAAATTTATGTCAACTCCCCTCACTAGCTGTCGAGCCCTGAGAACTGTTCTGATCTTTCGACAACTTTGCCATGATAGCTCTGGCATCCGGCGCTTCGGCATCCATTGTACCCAAGCAAGGCATCGCGCTCGTTACCATGCCTTTGCATCATTTCCGACAGGACAGAGGCACCCCTGCATACAGAGCCGTCTACGCTCTGCATGGTGCCTTCGCAGCCCCACTCGTTCTCATGAAGTGGCATGACTTGGTACAAGCCTATAGCTCCGGCGTGACTTACCGCCGTTGTATCAAGCCAAGGGTTCTCCACCATCAAGACCCCGACAAGCAACGGCACAGACAGGTCATGCTTTTCGCTTGCAGACCATATGCTGTTCGCTATCCTGTCGATAGCCTCGCCGTTTGCACAGCCATCACCTGAACACGGCCAACGAGTCTGGCCCAAGAACAATGCGATGGGATCGGGCTCCGCATAAACTGGCACCACCTCCACGATGGGAATGTCAGGATCGGTACAGCCCGCCAGAAAAAACAGAGCGTAGAAAATTATTTTTTTCATCGAGTTACCCTGACAGTGAACCCGTTACGATGCGTAACTTTCTAATTGCTTTCATTTCAGCGTCACTCGGCACATACTTGGCTAGTGCGTGACGCGCAGTCTGTGGCAACCTGTGCTCTATTGTCATACCTGACATCCAGTTGTCGGTGTTGTTAGGCCCCAGATACTGGCTCTTCAAGTATCCCATACGCCTTGCGGTTGAGCTTTGCATGAATGCAAGGCAGTCAATTGTACCCGCCATGTCTCTCTCCTTTTTTTTAGTCAACTAATAATTAGTTTCGTACTCTCGTTCACTGCCTCCGAACTGCAACGACTCGGAGATATCTTTGACAAGCCTTACCTCTTCCCAGTGTTGAGACTCCTCGGACACTAGGGGGCGAAGCCCCGCCGATATAGCGTGAGGGATGTTCTCCTCAATCTTCTCGTAAACCGTGTCAGGGTTTTCGGGATAGCTGAGGGTGATATGAGCAAACTTCTGCATCACCGCCTCCTCGGCATCTACCAGACACGGGGCATCCACCACCACTGTCCACACATGGGTCTCGGTGATCTTCACTGTATGTTTAGCCATCGCTCTGCTCCCTGTTGTATTGTTCCACGATAAGGTCTATATACTTGGTCTTAATTGTAATGTCTGTCCAGTCAATGGCGTGTTCGATGAACCAAGGGCAGAAGCCAACGTCCCAAGATTGATCAGTATAGAAGATTGAGTGGGTTCTATGTAGCCGTCTCGCGTTTGGAATGAGATGGCAAAGCGACTCCTGTACCTGTCTTGAGTCATTATCCAACCAATCGGATATAAGGGTTGTAACGCTCGCACTTATCCAGACAGCGTTCCCGTCGCGCTCAAAGCCCCTGTTAGTAACTGCCTCTAGCACCGCCTCCCATAGTGCCATGGCATCCACGCCGAAGTTTATCGTGGATGGCCCCGCCACGTTGATTTCCTGATCTCTTCTCATTTGTCGTTTCCTTTTTTTAAGTCAACTAATAATTAGTGAAGCACTGCATCCTACATACCAAAGCTAATAGGAATCAATATGGTGTCAACCCCCATCAACTATCACATTGTTTAATGACTCGAAAGAATCAATAGGCGTCCAACTCTGCGAACGTAACCACCCATAAGCGGCGTCCTCCTTGCTCCGAACCTGCCTATGTGGGGAACCGCTTCGCGAGGGGCGATGATCAGCCTGACGCCGAACGGCCCCCTTATCCTTTTTACTTTTCCGGCGTTAAGCATTTTACTTTCCTTTTTTAAGTCAACTAATAATTAGTTAAGGATCAATATAGTGTCAACCCCCGTCAATCACCATCCCTTAAGGTCTTCGCGCTTAATAGGTGCCATGAGGTTTTCGACCTCCGTGATTTTACTTTGGATGTGCTCCAAGTCTTCGGTGCTTGGGGCTTCATCCAAAGCACAAGCGATAGATATGCTCGCCTCTGCCAACGCTTCTCGCAGGTCTTGCCCCTCACTAAGGGCTGTCCGCGTGGTGAAAGGAAAGTCTAGCTCACCCTGCTCTTCTGCTTCTTGTAGTACTGCAAGAATCCTGTCAACTTGCTCTTGGTTTTCAACTTGTAGATAAATCTCGTTCATTTGTCGTTTCCTTTTTTTTAAGTCAACTAATAATTAGTTGTGAGCCTCGGCCCGTGCTTCGTTCAACACGGGGAGATCCACGGCCCTTCGATTGTTTTTGCGAACGCTACCCTTACCGATGCCATGCGGAGCGATCACTACCGACGCACCGTCTAGGCCTGAGCACATACCGCAATCCTGACACGTTGCCACCCGTCCGGCCTCTTCCGATGCAGGACACACGGTCTCGAAAGACATCACCTCTTCGTTCGGTCTCGTGACTCGGAAGCTACCCACACCCGCACGACGAGCCGCTCTAGCGTCCTCGGGTGAGTCTGCTGACACCTGACACCATTTCAAGACATCTCTCAGCTTAGGGCTGCGCCATTGGTGCGTGTATCCTGTATGGCCCTTGGCGTAGCGGGTGAACGCCTCCCATACCCACATGGGCACCGCCGCCGGATCACCGTAGCTACCAAGCCTAGTCATCCTGCCCGTAGTAAGAGCCGACAATTCGGATGGCGTTACCTTGGGAATGTTACCCGCTACATATGCCCGATAGAGCGCAAGGGGTGCTTGACCGGCATTAACGTAACACCCACGGTCCCAGTACTTTACGCCATCGTACCCTTGTGGGCGCAATGGGCACGCCCCACAAATCGACGCATCACCGCCAGTCTTGAGCGCTTCCATCGGGCTCATGTCGGATCGGACAATGTGAGACTGGACCATATTGCCAGTTTTGGAATTGTTCGAGGCTCGAAGCCCTGTAACAAATACCACAATCGGCTTGCCATCGATTCGAGATGGCCCTTCATAGACCACCACCGAATTGTATCGTGCCCGTCCTGTTCTCGTGAACAAGTGTTCCATGTTGCCCCCTCCCTTTTGGGTCAACTAATAATTAGTGATGATGAGAGGTCGGAAGTTGCGCCCAAGGTCGGCATCAACCCATTGAATCTGTAAACGCAACCTCGCCCCTCTGCACCATTGTCACCCATGTGATACCGCCATGGGGACGCGCTTGGTGCGACGGGTTACCCCGCCTGTCTTCGGCATTACCCGAAGTGTTACATGGCATCGAATTGACTCCTAACGTTTTACGTTGGTTCTGATAATAAGGCACCGCTAGGTCAATAGACCCGATCATACTTTTCCTTTCAACTAATTATTAGTTGTGTGAAAGATCTCTTGGGTCCGAGTAACCCAAGGTGTACTGTCCTGTAGTGCTGAGAAACTTTTCTTGATGCGCCTTCAATCGTACAGCGGGGCGCGGTATATGCGCGTCCGGTAGCGCGTGCTTCAACGCCCAGTAGGCTGAGTTTACGCTGTTGGCTTGTCTAGCCTTCAGCCACACGGTCAAGTGTTCTCTTTTGATCTCACTAAAGAGATCGACATACTGTCCTACATCTCTGCGCCAAGCCATGAGGCCTCCTCTTTTGGCGGTGAACTAATTATTAGTGGAGATGCTCGGACTCGAACCGAGGTCCATCCCGTACCCTTGCGGGTCTTACGAGATGTCGAAACCTGTCTCATCCCCCGTACTTCATCCTACACACTAAAGCTAATAGATGTCAAGATACTTGTCAACACCCCTCAACTAATTATTAGTTGGATTACATCCGGTTGTAGGATTCCCAATTTTCCCAACAGCGATGATCTTCCGGCACCGCTATAATCACGCTTTCATCCTCAACCTCTACGGGTAGCGCACCCGTCAATACATCCTCCCGCACCGCTTCGGGTACGGTAGGAAACGCGGAGCCAAACTGGTGCATGGCTTGGTCTATGTCATCTTGAGCCATTCCCTGCCACCACACCAGAATTCCCGGCGTGTACACGAGCGGGTTACTGCTGAGCCTGTAAGTCTTACCACCTTCCGGTACTGGCGGCGTTGGTAGGTCTACAAACATGATTCTTTTCCTTTTTTTGAGCCAACTAATTATTAGTTGGGCTAGTTACTAGGCATTCTTTAACATATTAAAGCTAACACATATCAATACAAATGTCAACCCCCCTCAAGAGTTACCAAGAGGGGGGTCAACTTAACTAATTATTAGTAGATCGGTTTTGCGAAGTACGAGTTGATATCAATGTTCTGCTCTTTCGCTTCGTCACCGGCCATAGACACGGCTTGTGCGTACATCATTTGCCACCAAGCGTCAGTACCCTCGACCAATGGCTTGCCTTCTGCATCCGTGCTGTCGGCGGTGTTCTCCCAATCAATAGCGCCGTCTGTGAGATAGATGTCGTGTCGGCGTAGTCCGCGCTGTTCTTCGACCTCAACCTCGACCTCCTCCAACCGCGACACTAGTGCCCAGTATCGCTCTTCGGCGGGTGATTTGCTCATTTTTTTCTCCTTTTAACTAATTATTAGTTGGCTTGGTGTCTCCCAAGCCCTACACCTACGCACTAATATAAGAAATGTCAATACAGGTGTCAACACTCTTCAAGATATTGACGGCTAAGTCTTAGCGTTTATCTTGGGATATGGCTATACCTAAAGGGCTAACCCCTAAACAAAGCGCATTTGCCGGATTTGTAGCGTCCGGCTTGTCCTATTCTGACGCTTACAAAAAAGCGTATGAGACCAAGGGTAAGGATGCGACCGTCAACGTACTGGCGTCACGACTCGCAAAAAAGGACCACGTCCGCCAAGCTATCGATGACCTAAAGGCTGATAAGAAAGAAGCCAAGCGCACCCACGAAAAGCTAAACGCCAAGTGGATTCTCGAACGCCTCAAGTCTGAAGCGATGGACGATAGCAACCCGCCATCCACACGGGTGAGGGCGCTCGAACTACTAGGAAAGAGTGAAGGGGTATTCGATGAGTCTTCCACCGTAGTGGTAGAGCATAGGAACCCCGATGAAATCGAAAAGGAATTGCGGGATAGGTTATCCGGCTTTTTTTCTGAGGCGTGATATAGGCCTAGAAAGAGTAGCATAGAGGGCCTCTCGAAGCCTCGCATACGAGATCCTAGGCCTAGTCAACTAATAATTAGTTGGTCGATCCCTCCTATGATTTACCTACTGTCGATCCCTCCTCTGATTTACTTATTCGATCCCTCTTCTGGATTACTTATTAGTCGATCCCTCATGTGGGTTACCTATTCGATCCCTCCTCTTGGTTACCTATGGCCAACTAATAATTAGTTAGGTACAAAAAAAAAGAGGGGCCGACCCCGTTAGGGGCCGACCCGCTCTTGGGGTACTGCTACTGCTTAGTTACTGGCCTCACGTTGCTTCCGGTATTCAGAAGCGGTCGGTAGCTTGGTCCAGCTTTTGACCTTGGGGTTGGCCTTCTGGTGGACCCTAGTCCCAATGTCATCCAGAGCCGTTAGCCAAGCTTGAAGCTTGACCCGCGCCGTTAGGCGCGACTCCATGAACTTGCGAGCATTGCGAGACTCGACGCCATCAGGACCCTCATCGGGAAATAGATCCCCGACAATATCGACGGACTCGCCGATAGGTAGAGACTCCAGAAGATCCTCAAAGTCTGCTCTCTTCACGTCGGTAGTCGTCTTAATGTTCTCGACGCTGTCCCGGCGATCGGTGCAGAACTGAAGGATACCCTTGGCACCAGACACGAAGATCGCATCTTCTGCGACCATACGAGCAAGCTCCTCACGAACTTCTTTATTGGAGCCCATGTTGTGCAGAGCCGTGAACAGCTTGTGGCCATCCATTGACTTGGAGCCAAGGTAGTTAGCGCGAGACTCTCGCACCTTTTCGCTCAGGCTCTCATCATTCAAGGCCTGATTGATCACGGCCTCATGAGCACCCTGCACGCTCAACCTAGCCTGCACGCCATCATTGAGGACCCTAACCAGATCCTTAGCTACTTCGGACTTCGTAGCCTTGGCGTTACCAATGCGAACTTGAGCCTTGGCTCCACTCGCGACAACCTCAGAGATTGCAGTCTCAAACTGCTCCTGAGTCATACGTGGGGCCGTGGCCCCGTCCTTTTTTGCTTTACTCATAATGTCGACGCCTCAATGCGTCTAACTAATTATTAGTTGCGGTCCATCTTAATCGTCCACGGTTCCGCTTGCCCGTGAATCATACCCGCCAGTTGAGCCCGTCAGGACCTTGGCCAGTTTCGAGAGTCTGCTGACAGCACCCGCGAGTGCTGTATCCAATCGACAAGGTAAGATCGCTTAATCGGTAACAAGAGTCAACACCCCTCAAGAGATTTCTTTCATGTCTATAAAAGCTTGACAAGGTCAAGATATGTCCAACCGGATTAGCCGACACCCGCAACACCCTAGCCCGACAATGTCAAGAGTTTCCAACTAATTATTAGTTGAGGCTATCCGCTCCACTTTACCCTATCGGCTAGGCTCTAGGGTTCTGGCTAGGCTCAACCCCCAGTACAGGGGGGAGGGCCGACACAGCGCGGGGCCGTCCCGCGCGTGTAAGTACAGTTTTGCACAGTTTCTGAAAGAGTTACAATTCCCTAAACCACCTTTTCGTCTTTGGCACAAGTCGGGTACTTTTGTGAAAAAAATTACAACAAAAAAATTGAAACTCTTAACCTTGGTAGGTTCTATTGGTGCTTTTGCTGCTAGTTATTATCTAGCTAGTTATTATCTAAATAGAAAATAACTAGCTAGTTATTATCTAGATAATGAATCTAGTTTCTTATTTAGATTATATACTAGTTAATACTAGCTTTTATCTATATACTAGATATTATCTATAGGGGGGGGGTTCGAAAAATGAAAGCGAAGATACACATCAACCAGCACAAAATTCGCCGCAACACAAAGAAAGGGGAGCGTGAGCCGGTGATTACCGTAAAAACGTACAAGAGCAATGAGTATGCTTCGTCTGTTTCAATTAACGGTCCATCTGTTGTGGTTTACTCTCCGGACAAGCCATTGTCTTGTGGTGCCAAAGTCTGGATAGAGGCTGAGTATGAAAGCTTGGTTTTGGAGTAGTTACCGTCAGGTGGTTCTGTTTGCAGTGCTTTTTGTGCTGTCTAGCTGTGCTGTTGTAAATTCAGGGTGTTGGTCTGGGCTGAACAGCTTATATTGCCAAGACTCAGAAAACTTGGATGAGGAACGGCGGTGGAATATCCCCCCAGCACCCACCTCTGGATTGAATGCGACATGTGTGAAGAGTGGTGGTGCAGCCTCCATGACAGCCATGTCTTTGACTGCATCTGCCCCGGAATCGAAGAGTTAGTGGAGTTTGGTGTAGACCCTTACTCCACCCCTAAGTCAGATCCTAAAGTTTTATTGGCGATAGCCAAGAGTCTTGGTAACGATGGCGCTATCAAAAAAGGAAAAGCGTGAACAGCGCAGGGAAAGGCAGTTTGGTCCCAAGGCAGACTGGATACGGACACTGGAATGTGCCGCCTGTGGGCGTGATGGACCCAGTGACCCCGCACATATAAAGTCCCGAGGCGCCGGGGGCACCAGCGACCACCTAGTGCCGCTCTGTAGGCAGTGTCATACCGAACAACATGCGAAAGGAATTAAGACATTCTTTTCAAAACATGGTATCATTGACACATTAGAGTTAGCCGAGCGGTACCACCAGAGGTGGCTTTATGCAGACTACTGGCAGAATAGGGGCAAGGACATCCTCTACTGAGCCATTGCCCATAAAGATGACTGACGTTGTGTCGGTTATTGAAAGGGCCGTAGAAGCATATCGCTCTGCCACCGCTTCCATGAGGGGTACGCGATCAAAAGCATCGCTTCACATGGATGACTACGCATCTTGGTCGGATGGCAAGGTCCGTTACACCGGCGACTCTGCGTCAGACATCCTAGAAGAGTACTTAACAGGGCTTGGCTTTAAACGAGAAAGCCAAATGTTCTATGACTTGGGCAGAATTGTCATGGACTATGCAGAGCTTGGCGTTTTTTCACCAACAGAAATTGAATATTGGTGTACACTCAACAAAGTAAAGTACGAACTATAAATATAAATCATGCAAATTGACATACAGTCTATTAAATCTAAGCTAGATCAACTGCCAGATTCCGAGAAGATGGAGATCCTCGGGCTGTTAGATGAGCTTGAGACGGCAAAAACCAAAGAATTGTCCCACGATGACTTCTTGGGGTTCGTAAAACATGTGTGGCCTGCGTTTATTGAAGGCGATCATCACCGTGTAATGGCTGATGCGTTCAATAAAATCGCAAAAGGTGAGTTAAAACGCCTGATTATTAACATGCCGCCGCGTCATACCAAGTCTGAATTCGCCTCTCATCTGTTTCCTGCGTGGTATTTAGGCAAATTTCCTGACCGAAAGGTGATTCAAACGGCACACACCGCTGAATTAGCCGTAGGATTCGGTAGAAAAGTTAGAAACTTGGTTGGATCTGATGATTATCAGGGTGTTTTCCAAGATGTGTCCCTTGCATCTGACTCCAAGGCCGCAGGTCGCTGGAGTACAAACAAGAACGGGGAGTATTTTGCTATCGGTGTCGGCGGTGCGGTGACAGGTAAGGGTGCCGACATCCTGATTATTGACGATCCGCACTCCGAACAGGAAGCGGCGCTCAACGATCCGTCGATTTACGACAAAACCTACGAGTGGTACACCTCTGGACCACGGCAGAGGCTGC